AAGGTTACGATTGTTTTGCCATATCTGATGTTCGCTATCCTAACGAAGCAGAGTGGATCCGCAAGCAGGGAGGAGTAGTAACCCGCGTGGATCGAATGGAAGGCGGCGTCACAGTTGGTGCTGAGCATTCAAGTGAGACCGCGATGAGGAACTTCGTGTGTGATGTAGAGATCTCCAATAACGGCACCTTTGAAGAGTATTTTAAAAAACTCGACACAATGATGGAGGAGGTTCTACAATATGGCGGAGACGAGGGACAAGATATCAACTGAAGGCCGAGGCCTTGGGTTTTCTTTTGCTGCAGATAATGTAGTAAGAGGAGAGCCGGGAGCCGACTTTGTGAAAAGACGTCCCACTTATCCTTTAGGAGACGATCCCCGAGGCCGTGAGATTCAATTTGGAGACGATACAGGCAGGGAGTCTTACGGTTCCACCCGGAATCAAGTCTTCAGAGCATATAGAGGCAGCTGGCCGTTAGAAGGTCAAAGTTTTGAAGCGCCTGCCCGTCGAGGACAGCTACAGAAACCGTCTGATCTGCGGCCGGAACTTCCTGACAGGTCAGTAGACACGGCTGCGCTGGATACCCAGAAGGAAATAGATAGGGCCACGCTGGTCGCGACCGATTTTCTGGCCATTTTTCCGAGCACCAGTATCAGTAGCCCTTCTCCTGGAGCCACTTTTTCTCCCGGAGATACCATTGCTGTGTCTGCACCCTCAAGTCACATATTCAGCCTAATGGGCGCAACCCTTTTTATTGATGGTGTTCCTCGTATACATCGAGAGTTAGATCGCAGTGCGCAGAATTCCACTAAGGAATTTACTTTCGTCTTCTCTTACCTCGTCCCCTCTGACCGAGTGTTAGGTCCGATGGACGTTACTGTCCAGGTTACTTCTAGAACGGACAACGTTATGGGATTCATCGCGGACACTTCCATTAACAACCCTCCACAGGCCGACGAGATCCAGGGTGCAGTAGGAACTTTGGATGGTAGAAAAGGACAGAGTACGTCCTCGACCTTGGCCTCCCCACTACTAAGCGCGTCCGGCTATTTAAGAAAGCCACATGGACGCTCAACGATCACAGTAAACATCGTATAGGATTTTATAATGCCCAAGAAAAATAAGCCAAAGACAAGTGTTAACGTAGATGCAGTCCGGAGGGAAGCCTCCAAGATGTCTAAGGATGCAGAAAACAGAGCCTCTTCTTCTTTGCCTGGAGACTTGGCCAAGACCCATGCCGAGGTAGCTCCCGGGACGATCCGAAGAGAGTCCCCTGTTGAGCAGGAAATGGGATCTTCTAAATACAAGCAGATGATCCATGATCACAATGATAAGAACAAACATATCTTAGACCGACTTCCTTTTACCTTTCCCAAAAAGAGTGTGGTACGTTCTCATCGTTCAGATGTGCCGCTCGAATGCTCCGAGTGTGGACATGAAAGCTATGGTTCAGAGAACACTTACGCAAAGGTCTGCGGCGGATGTCATAAGGCCTGCAAGGTTATTAACCCCGAAGCAATAAAAAGGGGAGACAGAGACTTTACCCCCGGGATGTTTGCTACAGCTTCCGACATTCTAAGAATGAAAGAGGAACGCGAAAAGGAAAAGAAAAAAGGCCAATAGGGCTTGCATAATCCTGAAAAACCGCTTATAATTAGTATAGATGAGAAAAGGAGACCATCATGGCGGACCAGAAGAAATGGCACTCTTGGGTAATTAAGCGAAACAGGATCTCTTTTGTTATTGAGTTTATTCAGGCTAACTGCCCGGAAATAGACAAGTATTTCTATCCCCAGATTAAAAAGGAATATACTACCAAACGTGGTACGGTTACGAAGGACCGCCCTCTCTACGAAGGATACCTCTTCTTGAGATACGATAACCACCCGGAAGTGTTCCACAAGTTAAGCGCCTACCCCCAGATAACCACCTACGCAGGGCCTTGCGAGCAGCACGAAATCGACGAAATGAGAGCGGCCCAAGGAAAGTTGCTCTCCGAGATCAAAGCTAGTCGGTTTAGTAGCGGAGACATGGTTACCCTGCTTCATGGCCCCTTTAAGGGCTTTGATGCTAAGGTAGTCTCCGTTAAGGGCGAAAACATTAAAGTGATGGTAAATGCCACTTTATTGGGAAGCCCCGTCGAAATGTCTTATACCGAAACTGAAGTAGAGCGTAAGACCGAGCTTCAGAATACAGAGGTTCAGGATATCTAAAATGGAAGAAAGACCCCCAGGCCGTTCTCCTGGTTATCATCATTCAGAGAAGACGCGCCAAAAAATTAAAGACTCCCTTTCGGGAAGAACCAAATCTGAAGAGCATCGACAAAAGATTGCTAAGTCTATGCAGGGCCAAGAGAAATCCAAGAAACATCGGGAAAAACTTTCCGAACTCGGACTAGATCGCGAAGCCGATAGTAGGATGTTGTATATCGATAACCTTTGTTTGACTAGGTTAGCGGAATTAAAGGCAAGTTACCCGGACCACGAAGAGTTTTTCGAAGAGAATGAGACAGAGCTTCTCATAGCCCTCCGTGAGGTTAAGTCCGACAAGGAAATAGATGACATTACGAGGTACATTGAGACGGAAGACATTGCTAGATACGCAGGGTCTCTTTCGTACCAATACGCGAGTAGTTCCTTCTACGCGCAAGAAGACGCAGTCATCGCGTTACTCGACACGATGAAGTATCTGCGCAAATTTCACTAGTACCAATATTTAACCTACTTACTGGTCTTAATAATGGAGGGTGGATTAGGCTACACCTTCCCCTATAGTTGTGTTCTGAAAGGAATATGGATGGCTGACAAAGACAAGACCGTAGATAAAAAGGAATTAGATGACCAAGTCAAAGCTAATCCTAAATCTAAAGGATGGAACAACCCCAATAGCCGCAAAAATTTAAGACAGTATCGAAAGAAAGAAGATGAGTTCGTAATTCCTGAGGTCGTCGAAGACGATGGGGATGACGGTACGACCCAGGCCCAGGAAATTGTTAGAGGACGAAAACTAAGTCCTGAGATGGTAAAAAAGCTCATACCGGAGCGGGAAGTATTCACAGCCTCAGAAAAGAGGCGGTTTACAGGTATAGTAGTACAGTATCTATCTGATTTCAAAAACGAAGAGCCGACAGCTTCTGACGCTGACGACATCTTTGAGATAGCTAAATCTGACATTTTGGAAATGCGTATTCTAAAAGCAACCAAAAATGACCCAGCCGCAATGATTCATTCGAATCAAGCGCTTGAAAAAATCTATAAGCGCAAACAAACCGCAAAAGAAAATCTGGCTTCCAGAAGAGTTGATCGGAAGGATGACCGCAATGCTCGCGAAATCACCATTGTTGATCTTGTAGTCAATTATGATAATGAACAGAGACAATTGGAGAAACAGCGAGTTGAAAGACTTCTTGAAGAAAATAAAAAAACGGAAGAGAAGCTTAAAAAGGTCATTAGAGAAGATAACTTTTAATGCAAATAGACGAGCCCGAATTTCTATCCCAATCACAACAACTAATAGACTTCTATCGCGAGTATCCTGAGATAGCCGCAGAAGACCTTTTGAATATCAAACTTGCAGACATACAGAAGGTAGTCTTGAGGGCCATGTGGAACAAGAGCTACGTCATGTCTATCATGTGTCGTGGGTCTGGTAAAACTTTTCTTAATGGAGTATTTGCTTGCTTGAAGTGTATGTTGTATCCGGGACATCGGGTTGGACTACTTGCGCCTACGTTCAGACAGTCTAAATTCATGTTTGACGAGTGTGATAGACTCTGGAAACGATCTCCTATCTTTCAAAATGCCACAATTAAAAAGCCTACCCACCAGTCTGATAATTGTTATATAGAGTTCAAATCAGTAGCGGGAAGACCCGGATCAAAGATACAAGCTGTTCCCCTTGGAGACGGTACTAAGATTCGTGGGTCCCGCTTTTTTTCTATTATATGTGATGAGTTTCCTCACATTCCGGAAGAGATTTTCAATATGGTTATCCGCCCTATGGCCGCTACCGTAGCCGACCCTATGGAGAATGTCGATAGAATTAAAAGAGAGAGGGAGTTGGTGGAAGCCGGTCTGGCTGCCGAGAGTGACCTAGACAATAAGAAAGTAGCCAACCAAATTCTAATTACTTCTTCCGGGTACTTTACCTTTAATCACATGTACGACCTGTACTCTGTGTACAAGAAAGAAATGTTTTCTGGGAACGATAAATATGCTGTTTTTCGAATTCCCTACGATCTTCTACCAGAAGGGTTCCTGGATGAGGATAACATTACTTCCGCAAGGAAGGAAATGTCCAGCCTTGAATTTAGCATGGAGTATGAAGCGGCCTTCATCCCAGACACAGATGGATTCTATAAAGCCTCGCTTTTAGAATCATGTAAAGACAAAGACTACGCTCCTCAGGTTGC